CAACCGGGAGGCCATGTGGCAGGAGTGCCGCATGAACTTTGAGAGCGGCGCCATGGGCAATCCGGCGGAGCTTGGGACGCTGGTGCGGTTCTGGACCATGATGGAAAAGCTCCACTATCCCATGGCCAAGCAGATTCGGACGGACCTGCAGGAGGAGCTGGAACGGCAGCGGATGGCGCAGGAGGTCCAGGCGGCCGTGGGCGCCCAAGTGGCGGACCCGGCGGCCCTGCTGGGCGGCGGAGCACCGGCGGAACTGGGCGGCGGGCAGATACCACCCAGCCCGGAGCTGACAGGAGGGATGATGCTGTGAAATGTCCTGTGTGCGGCCTGGAAATGATCGTGTATCAGGTGACAGAGGAAGGCCCTGAATTTGTGTGCCGCAATCGGCGGTGTGCCGCCTTTGACCGGCGGCTGCAAAAAAGGGCAGCGGAGGAGCTCCAGGAGAAAGCAGAAGACGAAAGCAGCTGACCAGAAACCGGCAGGCTGCACAGGGCGGGGCACCGCCATGATCCCGCCCCGGGGTTTTTACAGCCGGAAGGCTGGTTTTTCCCCGTAACACCTCCTCGGGGCGGCCCCTCGAAAGAGAGGCCGTCCTGTGGAGCTTGCCGGAGTCCAGCTATGAGGATATCAGAGACAATCAGCGCCTGGGCAGCGAAAAAAGCCTGAATATGCGGAGAGAGGAGGATGCACACATGGCAGAGAAGTGCAGAGGCTACGCTGGGAAGATCAAGAACCGGTCCACCCAGAACATCAAGGCCCCCTTTGGCGGCGGCAGCGGCAGCACCAAAGGCACGGTGAAGATCACCGGCAATGACCTGCGGAGCGGCGGAAGGCCTGGAAAATCCGACAAGTAAGGCTGATATACTTTACAGATATTTGGAGCCGTTGACAGCGGCAGATCGCACTAAACGCGGAAAAATTTGAACGGAGGAACAGAATATATGGAATTCAGCGAGCAGGAGATTGCCGAGGAGTTCGGCGTGGAGCTTCCCCAGCAGGAGGAAGAGGTCCAGAAGAGCCAGCAGGAAGGTGAAGCTGGTACATCGGAAGGCCAGGAGCAGCCGGCCACAGAGGAACCGGAGGGCGGCCAGGATCCGGAAAGCCAGGAACCAGGGGTACAAGCCCCTGAAGCGCTGCCGGAGATGAGCGCCGAGGAGCGGCACCGGCAGGCGGCAGCCCGGCGGGCCCGGGAGGAACAGGCCAGGGTGGCTGCGGAGCAGGCCCGTGTGGATAAAATCTATGCGGATATGTTCGCTGGGCAGGTCAGCCCCTACACCGGCCGGCCAATCACCACGGAGGCAGAATATCGGGCCTATCTGGCCGAGCGGGACCGCCGCCAGCAGGCAGAGCAGCTGCAAAAGGCCGGGATCGACCCGGCCGCCATCAGGGGCATTGTGGACCAGGAGCTGGCGCCCATGCGGGAGAAGCTGCGGCAGGCGGAGCTTGCCGCCATGCAGGAGCGGGCCAGGGCGGTGAATGCCAAGGCCCAGGAGGCCATCAGCGCCTCGCTGCGGAACATCAGCGCCATGGACCCCAGCGTGAAGAGCCTGGAGGATATCGCGGCGCTGCCCACAGCCCCGCGGTTCAATGAGCTGGTGCAGAGGGGCGTGGGCCTGGAGGACGCCTTTTACCTTGCGAACCGGCAGGCCATCGACACCCGGAGGGCGGCCGCGGCCAAGGCGGCGGCCCTGAACGGTGCGGCCAACCGGCGGCATCTGGACCCGGTTCAGGCCGGAAGCGGAAAGCTGCCGGTGGAGGTGCCAGCCGAGCAGGCGGAGCTGTTCCGGGAGATGATGCCGAACGCCAGTGACGAGGAGATCAGGACTGCATACGCTGCATACCTGAAGGATTTGGGTAAGAGTTAAAGAGGGGACAGGGCCGGCATATTCCTGCCGGTTCTGCCGAGCGACGTTCCTTTGGAGCGAGGCTGGTCCCCCCTTTCCCCGCAAGGGGGACGCCGCATCCGTAAGGCGGTAAACCGCCAACGGCTGCGCAGTAGATTCCTCCCACCAGTCTGCGGACTGGTGAACGCCGCCCAAGGCGGCTGAGTCAATGTATTTTCGCCACGCACATGTCGCGGCGAAAATGATCGAATGAAGGGCTGTTGCCCTGGAAAGGAAGAGACGATGTTCAGACTTGCAAAAATGGGCGTGGGAATGACCCCGCCTATCAAATACCGGCCCGCCAAGGCCGGAGAAGCGATTGTACTGGGGGAAGCCCTGGCGGATTCCACCGCTGGACTGACCAAGTGCGGCGCCACCGCGAAGCCGGACTATGTGGCTGTCGGCCCTGTCAACAGCGACGGCGAGGTGCCGGTGATCAAGGTGGAGAGCTACATGGAGTTTGAGACGACCCTGAGCGTGGCCGCCGGTGAGGGAGGTCTGAGCGCCGGCACCAAAGTCACGCTGTCGGCAGACGGCCTGGAGGTGACGGCCACCACCGCCTCCGGCGTAGCCATCATCACCTACACCGAGGGGACCGCCGCGGGCAGCGCCGTGGGCGTGAGATTTTAAGACGAGGAAGGAGAGAACGACGTGGCATATTTGACGGTTTCGATTGGCTCCGGCGTTGCGGAGTCTATGTATGGAAAATGCCAGTTTCCGCTGAAAAGCTATCTGCTGAAGCGGGGCGAGGCGTTTGAGCAGGCCAGCGTGCTGAACAAGCTGTTCCGGGAGACTTCCTCCCGCCACTATGTGGAGGGATACAGCGGCGAGACGGCCATGGACGACTTTGAGGACGTGGGCGAGGGCGGCGATTACCCCCGCACCGGATTTGAGGAGAGCTTCAAGAAGTTCATCCAGAACCGGGAGTTCAAGCAGAGCTTTTCCGTGACCCAGACCATGGCGGAGGACAACCAGCTGGGGACCATGAAGCAGCGGGCCAGCAAGCTCATCACCGCCTATGACCGGACCCGTGAGATGCATGGCCGGTATCTGTACGCCGGCGGTCTGGTGGGCACCAGCGTGGCGGTGAAGGACAAGAAGTACGACTGCGCTGCGGCGGACGGCAAGGCGCTGTTTGCCAAGGATCACCCCGCCAAGGTGAAGGGCGACGCCCAGAGCAACCTGTTTGCCGACGACATCAGCACCGCCGCGCTGGGCAAGCTGGAGACCCGGATGCAGAACACCAAGGGCGACAACGGCGAGCTGCTGGCTATCCAGCCGGACACCATCTGGATTCCCAACGACGCTGTGCTGAAAAACAAGGTGTTCGAGGCCATTGGCTCCGACAAGGACCCAGCCACCGCCAACAACGGCTTCAACTACCAGTATGGCCGGTGGAACGTGATCGTGGACCCCTATCTGACCATGGCACTGGAGAGACTGGGCATCAAGGCGGCGCCCTGGATCCTGCTGGACAGCCGCTTCATCCAGGAGAGCGACGGCGCCATCTTCCAAAACCGGATCAAGCTGCACGTGAAGAGCGAGATCGACTTCAACAACGACAACAACGTGTGGAAGGGCCGGGGCCGGTTCGCTGCCGGCTTTGTGGACTGGCGGTTCTGCGCCGTAGGTGGCATGACCGGCGGCACCGCGCTGTAAGTACAAAAGGGCCTGGGGGAACCTGGGCCCTTTTTCAGAAAGGGGAGCTGTGATTGAACTGGGCGGAGTGTAAGCTGATCGCCTTGCAGACGATGTTTGCCAACGAAGGGGCGGATATCAATGTCGACGACAGCAATCAGGAATACCTCAACGCCATGCCGGGCAAGGCCAATGAGGCCATGCACCAGCTGGCCACGGTGGGACGGCCCATTCTAAAACGCTTCTGGATCGAGATCAAAGCTGGGACGGAGGAGACTGTGACGGAGGAACGCCTTGTCCTGCCGACGGCGGAGGTACGGTATCAGATCGACCTTGCCGATTACTGTCCCCGCTTTCGCTGTATGGAACAGCTGATGGCGGACAGCGGCGGCAGCTACGGCCAGGCGGATAACTGGGACGTGGAAGGGGACAGCATCCTGGTGCTGCCGGGGGACCGGGAGGCCGTCTATACGCTGTGGTATGCCGCCTATCCGCCGGTCATCACGGCTGCCACATCAGATGACACGGAGCTGGAGCTGGCGCCGGAGGCGGCGGCTCTGGTGCCTCTATACATTGCGGCGGAGCTGTACAAGGAGGACGAGCTTGCTATGGCCACCATGTTCCGCAACGAGTTTGAGGACGGTCTGGTGAAGCTCCAGAAGTCCTACGCGGCCTCTGGCGGCGGGATTCGGGGCGGGAAGATGAAAAATACGACAGGGTGGTGGTAGAAGTAAAGAGGGGACAGGTCCCCCCTTTAGATTCCCCTCACCAGTCTGTGGACTGGTGAACGCCGCCCAAGGCGGCTGAGTCAATGTATTTTCGCCAGGTACACGCCCCAGCGAAAATAGATCGAAATGCTGTACATGAAAGGAGGCTGCGAGAACGTGGGACAGTTTTCCATTCCAAGTGAATCGCAGAAGTACCGGACGATCATTGAGACCTTCCGGGGAGTGGATCTGAACAACAGTCCATCCAATGTGGATACCTCCCGCTCTCCGGCGGCGCCCAATATGATCCGGGACCAGGTGGGGAAGGTGCGCAAGCGCATGGGCTTTACAACCATTGCTGCAGCACCAGAGGGGGCACCGATCAACGGTGTCCACCGCCTGGGAGAACAGATGCTGGTCCACGCGGGGACGAAGCTGTTCACCTGGGACGGCGGTGAGGCGTTCACGGAGCTGGGGGGCATGGCGGACAGCCGCTCCAGGAGTTTCGTGTTCGACGAAAAGCTGTATCTGCTGGATGGGACTACCTATCAGGTATACGACGGCAATGAGCTGAAGGCGGTCTCCGAGGCGGCCAAGGTGCCCACCATCATTATTTCCCGGGACCCCAGCGGCGGCGGCACCTCCTATGAGGCGCTGAATCTTTTGAGCAGAGCATGGACCGAAAGCTTCCTTGGGACCGCAAACACCACGGTGTATCAGCTGACCACCACAGAGCTGGGACCGGAGCTGGTAACGGCAGAAGTGCTGGGAAATGACGGCGAGTGGGTAAAAAAAGAGGAGACCTCGGATTTTACCGTGGACCGGGACAAGGGGACCGTGACCTTCAAGATTGCGCCTGGTGCGCCGCCAGTGAGGGGACAGGACAACGTGAAGATCACGGCCTACAAGGATCGGGAGGGCTACCTGGACAATGTGAATCACTGCACAGTGTTTGCCGTCTACGGCGTGGGCGGCGCTGCGGACCGGGTGTTCCTCTCCGGAAATCCGGACAAGCCGGGGCTGGACTATTACAGCGGCTTTGAGGATCCCACCTTCTTCCCGGATACCAGCTATACCAAGATCAGCCGTGACGGCAGCCAGGTGGTGGGGTACGCCATTTTGAACAATGCCCTGGCGGCATTTCTGGATGGCTCCACCGACGGACGGAATGTGGTGATCCGAACGGGCGCCCTGGACGCGGAGGGGGAGGCCCTGTTCCGGATCGCCAATACGCTGATCGGAGAAAACGCCGTGGCCAGAGACAGCTTTGCCCTCAGTGGGAAGGAGCCGCTGTTTTTGACGGAGAGAGGCGTCTATGCCATCACAGCGGAGGAACTGACCGGTGAGAAGTACAGCCAGGAGCGGAGCTACTACATCGGCAGCGCCCTACAGGAGACCGTCGGAAAGGCGGCGGCTGTGGGGATCATCTACCGTGATTTCTATGTGCTGGCCCTGAACGGCACACTGTACCTGCTGGACCTACAGCAGAAGACCTATGAGAAGAATAGCCCCTATAGCAGCTTTCAGTATGAGTGCTACTACTGGCCGGACATCCCGGCCCGAGAGCTGTGGGTGGACGGCGACGCGCTGTGCTTCGGCACGGCGGAGGGCAAGCTGTGCCGCTTTGCCGTCGATGTAGATGATCCGGCCAGCTACAACGACGACGGCGCCGCCATCGACGCCTACTGGGAGACCAGCGACTTTGACGGAAAAGCCTTTTTCAAGAGCAAGACCTTCACCGGCCTTGCAGTGCGGCTGGCGGCGGCTACGCTGACAGGTGTGAAGATCTTTGCCCAGAAGCGGGGACTCTGGTCCCAGGTGTTTGACGCCAAGGAGCGGGCCAGGTTTTTCGACTGGGAGTATATTGATTTCTCCAAGTTCGTCTTTTCGGCGGACCGGACGCCCCGGACACTGTTTGGAAAAATCAAGATCAAGAAAGTGGACAAGGTGCGTTTCCGCCTCCAAAACGACGTTTACAACGAGCCCTTCGGCCTGTATGCGTTCGGCCTGGAGTGGAAAGAGCCTGGAAGCAACTATAAGCGGTAAGGATGTGAGGACGATATGGCTTTGGAAAAGATCACAGAACAGCAGCTGGATGAAAAGGGCGTCTGCGCCGCGCCGGACATTCTGAACGGAACACCTGCCCAGAATAAGGCAGTTTTTGACCGCCTGATACGAAGTGTGATGGCGGTGGCCTACAATCAGCTGATCGACGAACTGAACGCCATGGGCGTGGAGACTACGGTGCAGGTGCCGGAGGGGGCGGGGTTCAAGTACCTCCGGCTGAACAAGGACCTGGTGCTGGAGACCAGCGTGGATGGGGAGACCTGGCAGGCCACCGGCAGCAGCGGGCATGTGATCCTGGACAAGGACGGGTCCGTGCTGCCCCAGCGGAGCCGGATGCGGTTTGAAAACGGCACCGTGGAGGACCGGGACGGCGTAACGGTCATCACCGGCGTGAAAGGCGACCAAGGAGAGAAGGGAGATCAGGGGGAGCCAGGCGAGACCGGCGCCCAGGGCCCCACCGGCAGGACCGGCCCCGTGATCGTCCCCAGCGTGGATGTCAACGGCGTTATGTCCTTCTCCGTGCAGGAGACGGCCACCGCGCCCCAGAGCGTGTCTGTCCGGGGGCCTCAGGGTCCCCAGGGCGTGCAGGGGACCCAGGGCCTCCAGGGAGAGCGGGGGCCCCAGGGTATCCAGGGCCTGCCCGGCATCCAGGGTCCCGCCGGTCCCCAGGGAAAGACTGGCCCGGCAGGCCCGGAGGGTCCACAGGGCGCCCAGGGTCTCCAGGGCATCCAGGGCCCCCAGGGAGAGACCGGCCCCGCCGGGGCCGTGGGTCCTGCCGGGGCCACCGGTCCCGCAGGCGCCAAAGGAGAGCGGGGCGAACAGGGCGAGCGGGGCCCTGCCTTCACCTACGGTGACTTCACCGCCGAGCAGCTGGCGTCGCTGAGAGGCCCCCAGGGGCCCCAGGGAGAGCGAGGCCCCCAGGGCATCCAAGGCCCCGCCGGTGAAACCGGCCCCGCAGGTCCCGCCGGTGCCCAGGGCCCGCAGGGACCCCAAGGGGAGCGGGGCCAGGCCGGAGCGGACGGCCGCAGCTTTGTGATCCAGGACATCTATCCCACGCTGGCGGCGCTGAAGGCCGCCTATCCTGCCGGGAACGAGTATGCCTACCAGGTGACGGCGGAGAACCGGGAGATCTTCGTATGGTCTGAGCGCTTGAACGACTGGACGAGCCTGGGCGCACTGCAAGGTCCCCAGGGGCCCCAGGGCATCCAGGGCGTCCAGGGTCCCCAGGGTGAACCCGGAGCCGCCGGACCCGCCGGTCCCCAGGGCGTGGCCGGTCCTGTTGGCCCCCAGGGCCCCAAGGGAGACCCAGGAGAGCCCGGCGAGCAGGGCCCCCGCGGCCTCCAGGGAGCGCAGGGCCCCGCCGGTGAGACCGGTCCCCAGGGGCCCCAGGGTGAGACCGGCAAGACTGGCCCCCAAGGCCCACAGGGCGTCCAGGGCATTCAGGGCAAGCAGGGTATTCAGGGTCCCAAGGGGGACCCGGGAGAACCCGGCGAGCAGGGGCCGCAAGGGGTTCAGGGCCCCCAGGGCGCGGTTGGGCCGGAGGGTCCCCAAGGACCCGCGGGCCCGGCTGGCAAGGACGGCAAGGGCGCCTATCAGACGGCGGCGGAGGCCGGATTCTCCGGGACGGAGACGGCCTTCAACGAGGCGCTGGCGAAGACGCCGGGGCATATTTCGGACGGAACCAAGCACATCACGCCGGAGGAGAGGGCGGCGTGGAACGCCAAGCAGAACGCCATGACGGTGGACAGCGCGCTCGATGACAAGTCTGAGAATCCGGTGCAGAACAAGGTGGTGCACCAGGCCCTGGCGGGGAAAGCGCCAGCTTCGCACAGCCACCCATGGAGCGCCATTACAGAAAAACCTTCTTTGTTTCCACCGGCAGGGCATCAGCACAACGCGGAAGACCTTCTTGGCATCCTGTCCATGGAACACGGCGGTACAGGCGTAGACAGCCTGGAGGCGCTGAAAACCGCTTTAGGGGTTGGAGGCGGCGCCAAGATCCAGACCGGCAGCTATGTGGGAACGGGGACTTACGGAGAGGCAAATCCGTGCAGTTTAACGTTCGATTTTGTGCCTAAGTTCGTACATATTGGCAGTGATGATTCCGGCGATAGGCATGTGGCAACTGTTGTCTCTGGGCAAACCTATTCGATCACAATGGAAGTACGAAATTACACTGTTGAACACAACATCAAATTATCTTGGGAGGATTCAACTCTGTTTTGGTACGCCTATTATTCAAAGTCAAACGAATACACCCAGCTTAATGGCAATGGCATTGCGTACTATTGGGTAGCAATCGGCTAAACCTTATCCGATTGCCAAGTAGTTGTATTTCCGACCACTAACGTTAAGTTGAGCACTTACACTGTTAGGCGACCACCAATACACTTGCCTATTCGAAATATCAACATAGTTTACCCCTTTAGATGCGTTTCCGGCTGCGCTACCGACCATGGAAAATGACAACGCCCAGGTGCCGCCCTTCTGCATATACCCAAAGTAGGAGTTATTTGCACCTCCACTAACCCCGCTGATACTACCACCGACCTCCGGCATGATGAAAAAGATCTCCGGCACAAAATCGAACGATTATCCAAAAGCCACAAAGCAGTACTTAACATTCTGAAAATTGAACTGCATCATTGTGTTAGTTCCAAGCGTGTACCATTTCAAGGTGCTATTGTGCCATAAGCAAACATTAG